CTTAAAATACCACCAGCAGTTTTATTGTGTTCGGAATGTGGATTGTATAATGCGTTATTAAAATAAACTGTATAATTCGTTGCAGTAGATAATGTCGGTGTAAATTTTTGTGCAATTTTAACTGTTGTTATGTTTGACAAAACAGATGAATGTGTATCATCTATATTTCCTGTAACTTCTGAATGTCTAAACACACCATTAAATTGAGTTAATGTATTGGTATTATAATTCGTAAGTGTAGTAGTTACATCTGATTTTAATGTATCCAATGATTTTGTTGTTGCAGTAGAATCGTATTTAAAATTGGTTGTAAGAAAAACATATGTTATAATCGGGTCAACAACTACTGGAGTTACAGATGCAACTTTATAAGTTTTTAATCCATTTTCTATATTAGTCTTTTGTGTAGTAGTTAAATCATCTCCACTTTTTTGTTTGATTGCAACATAAACTTTACCATATACGGCAGATGAATCTGTATCACTTCCTTCTTCACCACCCCAAACTTGAATTGCTTGTGCATTAGGAAATAAAGTCTTTACATGAAGTTTATAATCTTCTGCTGTTACAGCACGACCCTGTGAAGAATAATCAAGTGGTGCATTATATTTTATTGATTTAAGAGTTTCTGCATCTCCACCACCACTCGCATTTGATACAGTTGTAACCGTTATATCAGTTACTCCACTAATAGCACCAGTGTTACTGAATGATGAAGCACCATTCGCTTCACTTGTATTAGTTACGACATATGAAAGTATAACGACATTCCCACTTGATGGTGCTTTACCGATTACCCCATCTCCAAAGTAAACTTCAAATTTTCCATCTTCTACTTCTTTTAGAAAATAATTAGTTGCAGTATCACTTACTGATGTAATATCTGTTGCTTGAGTATATGTAGATGTAGTTGTATCTGTTGCAGAAGTTTGAACTTTAACTGTAAGAGTATCTGTATCTGCTAAATTACTTGTTATAACAAATCTTTGGTCAACATTAGATGTATCAACGATATATTTTGTATTTACATAAGTACCTTCATAAATTTTTAAATCATCAAATCTTAATACTCCACTACTTGTAAGAGCAGTTATATCAGATACAGTTACGAAATTATATGTTGTATTATTTACAGTTGTGGAAAATTTTGTACCAGCACTTATTGTCGCACTTGAAAGTGCAGTATTATTTAAAGTAACATCTATTGTTGCGACTGGAGCTGAAACAGATGATGGTGTATAACCTAACATCTTTGCATGAGAAACTATACTTGAACGAAGAGCCGCACTATCAAGGAACATTTCATTCGCTAACATATTCATATTGAATCCGAGGTAATGAGTATTGTATGCAAGCAAATCTAATAGAACCGCCATACCAGAACCTTCAAAATTATAATCGGTAAATTCGTTTTGTGCTTTTAAAAAAGTTTTTAAATTTGCTTTGACATCATCAAAATCAAATTCTGTTACTGTCAATCTTTTATCGTTTGTTGCCATTTTATCTTATCCTTTCTAACATTAAATCTAAAGTTTCTAATTCAGTTGGTGCATTAACCACATAAAATTCCACAGTACAATTATATGCATTTCTATCTAAATCTTCCAATGATTTAACACCAACTAATCTTGCTCTTGGTTCAAAATTGGTTATAACTTCTTCTATTTGTTTTGTTAATAATATTGAACTTGATGGTGTCATTGGTTCAAATAAAGTTCCCAATATATTAGAACCAATTTCTGGGTGAAAAGGTCTTTCATAATGATTAGTTAATACAAGATTGCGAATCGACCTTTTAACTGCTTGGACATCTGTAACTTTATTTACGTCTTTATCAGAACTATTTTTTTGAAAAAAAAGATTTAAATCTTTATAAATCTTTGCACTACGAGTTGATTCGTTAGTCGTTTGTGCGTCAGTATGTCCGCTCTTTATAAATGTTGTATAGTTTGCCATATTGTTGTGGAACTCCTATGTCTATTTATAACAATAATCCCAATTCGACTTAATCCTCTTGTATAAATTGGGTTATAACAGAAAGTCTTTCTATATTTTCTATTTCATATAAAGTATAAGTAACGAGTATCTCATCGCCTTCTTCTATATTCTTAATCGTATCGAGATACCAGCGATATCCTTCTTGTGTTTTTCGTGCATTTGGTTTCATAGAATGATTATAAAAACCACCTAATGGGGTTCTAAATATTTCTGTATCAATAAGCATATGGGATAATCCTAATCTAGTTCCTTTGGGTATATTATTAGTAGCAAATATTCCGACTCCATGTATTCCACTTTCTTTTATTTTTAATCCTTCCTTTAAAGGTCTATAAAATTCTGACATTGATATATCCCTACACATGAGATTAGTTCCCCGTATATCTTGTTTTTACCGTACCTAATTTTGTTTTTGCACCAGACTTTTCAATCGTTATAAAACTTTCCCAATCAGTTAATATCTTTTCAGTCCATTCGCCTCCCTCATTATATAATTTTTCTAATGCTTGTTTCTTTGCTTTTACTGCTCTTATTTTATTTGAAAGACTTTTTTTATCTCCACTTATTTCTGTATCTTCAATACCAGTTGGTCTATACTTTTTAATTATCGTATCTGCATTATCAATATAAGCAAGAAAATCATAAAATGGTTCATTAAATCTAACTTGAAAATCTATCTGTTCTTTACTGATATCAATTTCCTGTTCTTTCTTTATGTTTGCGATAAAGGTATCAGTAGATAATGTTTTCTGTCTTAAATTTTCAAATTTAAATTTTACTATCGCTGGGTGAGTATCAAAATTATCATCTTTTAATAAAGTATTAAATGTATCCTTATCTATAACTTCTAATTCTGATTTTATATTATCAGTAAAAGTTGTACCATCTGCACTTCTTTTAATAGTCATTGTAGATATTTGTTTATTGAATTCTGTTTTTGATTTATCTTGTGTCGCAGATACATCAGCAGTTATAGTAGTTGTACCTTCATTTTGTTTTGTTGTATCTTCACTTATTTCAGATAAATCTTCTTTCACAGCATTTGCTTGTGCTGTCAATGTCTTTTTTGCTTTTTCAAGTACATCTGTACTTCCACCAGATATTTCGAAATTAGGAACATTCTTTACAAGATTTTTTGTTAATCCATCTGTGTCGAAAGAAGAAAGACTTGATACATCTACACTTGATTGTACATCTGAAACCATAGATGTTAAATCCTTTCCCTTTCCAGATAACGCAGTACCAAAACTACTTTCAAGAGAAGATAATTTACTTGCATATGCAGTTGGATTAGATAAATTCAAACTCATTAAAGATGACATCTCGCCTTGCAAAGATGTTGTTGGTGTATCTGGAAGTTCTGGCATTAAACCTGATACAGTATTTTTTAAAGTTGTCATACTTGTAGTAGCAAGAGCTTTTACAGATGATGCAGATGAATCTGCATTTTCTAATACTAATTTTTTTACATCTTCTCGTTTTTCTGTTACGAGTTTTGCAGATTTATTAATACCACCAAATTGTGATTTTGGAAGTGGTGTTTTAAATTCAGGAAATGCCATTTATATTTTCTCCTATAATGCTGGAACATGTACTGTAATATTATCTGTACCTGTTCTAGTTGTTGTAGTAGTATAATCAGTTTTACCTGTTATTGCAGTAGTTTTTGTATCATCTTCAACTCTTTCACTTTTGACACCTTCGAAATAAAATGCTGAAGTGCTCTTATATTGTTGTATAGTAGCACCAGTGATTGCTGTTGTTAATGATGAATTATAAGTTTCTGTAATTGCACCAGTAATCGTTTCAGTTAAAGTTCCAGAAACAGTATGTGTTTCATTTGCTTCTGTTTCAATAGTTAAATTATCGGCAGCTTTAATATTCATTACATCTCCCGACTTCATACTTATTGCACCGATAGATGTTTGGAGATAACTTCCAAATGATGTTGATGACATATCGCCCATAACAAACGAACTATAATCTCCCATGATTGATATATCACATGCTCCGTTAATATTGCTAGTTAAATCTTTTTCTATTGTTTGTATATAATTCTCGCCGATTCTACTTATGTAATCTTCACTAATATTTTCTGATATGTTTCCTCTTATTTCTTGTCCAAGATTTCCACCAGATTCTCCAGCACCAATTTTTATATATTTGTTTTTATGGAGTTTTTCAGTATAATCGCCTTCTACTTCTAATACATAATCGCCTTTGATTAAATGTCTTACATCTCCTTCGACTGTTAGATTGACACTGCCTTTAATGTAGCAATAATCATTCCCTGCTGTTATTTGATAATTATCTTTAACAATTTTTGTTACGACAGTTCCGTCTGGGTGGATTTCTTCAAATGTTCCTGCTCTATGATATTTAAGTAATCTTTCCCCGCCTGGACTATCATCTATTTCATGGACATGTCCACTTTCACTTTCATGCACATGATTATATGGATATATTGTAGCACTATTCGATTTTGGATTAGGTTCATCAAAGGTGCTTCGTGTTTCTGCTTCAGCATAATCTTCTATTGTTTCAAGAAAAGGTTTTGTAGCAATTGGCAGACTTGTAAGTCTTGTAATTCTTCTATTATAAAGAGATGGGTG